GCCGGATGGCAACCAGTACACCAAGAATTCAACGCTTAGCTATCTCGTCAATGCCAACTTCGTCGCGCTGACCGCAACCCTTTATCTGGGCATCGTGGTCGTTACGGGAGCGGCCGGGCAATACGCCGAGATAGATGATGCCTTTACCCTGGTTCAGGTCTGAACCGACTCCGCAAGCAAACAGCAAATCACAAAGGAGAATTCGCATGGCCTATCATTCCCTCTACGGCAAGAACTTCGGCGTTGAGCCTTCAACCGGCGGTCTCGTATCGGACAGTGGCACCAAGACAGTCACCTCGGTTGGCGCTGCTGCCACAGGTACGGCAACGCTGAACAAGACGCAGGGCAAGATCACCACGCCCGCGCTTACCACAGCCGCAGCCGCAACCCATGTTGTGACGCTTACCAATTCCAAGATCGCCGCCGGAGATACGGTTCTCGTTACCGTGGGCAAGGGCACCGCAACGACTGGCACGCCAACTGTGGGCGATGTTACGCCCGGCGCCGGCAATGTCGTTATCTCGATCCAGAATATCCATGCCAGTGCGGCCGTAAACGGCACGTTGGTTATCGGGTATCTGGTTATCAAGGCTTAACCAGCAATTCAACCAGCTTGGAGGCAACAAGCTATGAGTGATACACCCAAGGCAAAGGCATGCGAACAACTGTTCCGATCCTTGTCCAAGCTTGTGCTCACAACGGAGAGTGGTGACGAGATCAGGATTGGCCAGTATGAGGCCAGCACCCTGGTCGAAATTATCGAAGCCTATGTCGATGCTCGATTGGCCGACGCCTGATCATGGCCGCTCCAAAAGGGAATGACTATGCGATCGGCAATAATGGCGGTCGCCCGAGCAAGTACGATCCAGCCTATTGTGATGCGCTCGTAGAACATATGAAGGATGGCGCAAGCCTGACTTCGTTCGCTGCGGAAATAGGAGTAGCGCGCTCAACTATCAACGAATGGATCGATGCGCATTATGAGTTTTCGGAGGCTGTAAAAAAGGGCAAGGCGAAATGCGCTGCCTGGTGGGAGAAAGTCGGGCGTACAAACGCCAAGGATGGCGGCGGAAACGCTACTCTCGTTATCTTCGGATTGAAGAACATGGCCGGTGAGGATTGGCGTGACCGTCAGGAAATCCAGCACACCGGCAAAGACGGCGGACCTATCGAAACCAAGGACGTAACAACCCGAGATCGTGCCAAGGCGATAGCTCTCATCCTCCGGCGTGGATTAAAAGTTGATGGAGCAGATTGATCTCGGGCAGATCGAGGCCATTCTCTCGCGGCTGACAACCGAGGAACGCCACGAAGTAGAGGCATTGGCTCATATCGAGCTGCAGAAAGCATTCTTGCCAAATCCGGGCCCGCAGACAGATGCACTCGAAAGCACTGCTGACATCCTTCTGTATGGCGGTCAGGCCGGTGGCGGCAAGACAGCACTTGAAGTCGGCGGGTTCTTCGAAGGGCAGTATTCCGGCGCCATCTTCCGGCGTGAGGCTGTCCAGTTGGATGGCCTGATAGAGTTCTGCAAGGAGATAGGCGAGCCGAAGTTCGGCAAGTTTGTCGGCGGTAACGAGAACGTATTCAAGCGGCATGATGGCGGCAGGCTTAAATTCGCCGGTTTGAACCAAGCCGATGACTGGCGCAAGCACGCCGGTAACGCCAAGGACTATCTCTGCTTCGATGAGGCCGGCGAGTTCCTGAAAGAACAGATATTCTCTCTTATTGGCTGGCTTCGGTCCACCAGAGAGGGGCAGAGAACCCGCGTTATCCTCGGGTCAAACCCACCTCGCGGTGGTGACGGCGAATGGATGATCGAGGAATTTGCACCTTGGCTGGACAAGACCTATCCAAACAGAGCGATGCCGGGCGAGTTACGCTGGGCTATCGTGGTTGCCGGCAAGACGGAATGGGTTGAAGGACCGGGCAATTATGAGCGCGGCGGTGAAGACTACGAGGCAATGTCCCGTACATTCATCTCTGCCAGCCTGGATGACAATCCTTACCTGAAGGACTCAGGCTACCGCGCCAAGCTGATGGCTTTGCCCGAGCCATTGCGTTCACAGCTTCTGTACGGTGATTTTAATGCCGGTCGTGCCGATCATGAATGGCAGGCCATACCGTCGGAATGGATCAGACAGGCGCAAGCCCGATGGTTCTCCAACCCGCCAAAGATAGCAATGACGGCTGTTGCCGCCGACGTTGCGCAGGGCGGCATAGACAAGACGCAAATTCAAGCCCGCTACAAAGACTGGTACGGGCCATTCAAGAGCCTTGAGGGCAAGGATACACCAGACGGGCCAAGCGTTGCGGCTGAGATTGTTAAGGTCATGCGTGACCGCTGCCGTGTCGTGGTTGATGCTGGCGGTGGTTACGGTGGCGATACGCTGACACAGCTTGCCCATGCCGATGTAGATTGCTTCGGATTCAAGGGCAGTAGTGGCACAGCCGGGGCAAGCCGTGATGGCATGTTTCGCTTCAAGAACCTTCGTGCACAGGCGGTCTGGCAATTCAGAGAACAACTCGATCCCGAGTATGGATCGCAGATTGCACTGCCACCTGATGCAGAGTTGGCCACGGAACTAGCAGCATTCCGCTATCAGATCGTACCTAGCAAGAGCGGCGGTGACATTCTCATCGGTCCCAAGGATGAGATGAAGGAACGGCTTGGCCGGTCTCCTGACAAGGCAGACTGCACCATCATGCTCTCGGCATCATCGCTGGGCGGGTTAAAGCGCCCAAAGGCTGCACAAGAACGACGTGACGAACGCGCAAGGCCAAAGGTCAATCGCGGTCACGCAAACCAAAAGAGGTAAGTCATGAAAGGCCTGTATGTTTACGGCTCGCTGCTTATGGCGCTGAGCTTCGTTACTGGCGTGATCCAGAGCAATTCCGGTGTATGCGCCCTCGCACTGATCGCTTGCGCTCTGGCGGCCTTGTCCGAGGCAATAGCCGATGTCTTTGACGTTGTTTATGACCCAGCACCGGGCGTTGTCACTGCGCAGAGGACGATTGCGCTGTTCTCATGGCTGGCTACAGCTATCGCTGCGGTCGCTGCAATTCTATCCCTCATCTAAGGAGATCATCCATGGGTAAGCTATTCAGCGGCGGTGACACGCCAAAGCCAACACCTGTTGCCAAGATGCCTGATCCGGAAGACCCACAGGTCAAGGAAGCGGCCCGCCGCAAGGCACTGGCCGTCACACAGCGTTCCGGACGTGCATCGACTGTGCTGAGCCGCAGCAACAGTGGCAATGCATCCAGCGGTGCCGGTACACAAGCCTATGGCAACTCACTGTTGGGGCAGGCCGGTTGATGATGGATGTCAGTTATGTCGAGGGCATGTCGTTGTGTGCGGTTGCTGTCGATTTCGAGCGGGATATCAAACTGTCCTACCACGTGGTTCGCACCGACGGTTCGATGAACTACCTGGCCGATCTACAGCGCATCACCAAACACGCAATCTTGGTCTGGCGCGAGCATGGCAGCCCCGACCGAGGCGTCTTTCATCTAGGCCCGTTCATCAAGATTGAGCGGATTGTCCATTGATCATCGCAATTCACCCGACCCGCCAAGGAAACCATAGTCATGCTTGATAGTCGGGCGAAAGAACTGAAGAACATTGGCACTGGTCTGTTCACACAGAAAGCGCCATGGGATTCTCTCTGCCAGGATATTGCCGAGAACTTCTATCCAATGCGGTCGGACTTCACGTCCACACTGGCACTCGGGGATGATTTCAGTTGCGATCTCATGGAAAGCTATCCTGTTCAGGTTCGGGAAACGTTGGGCAATACCCCCAATGCCATGCTGCGTCAGGGTGAATGGTTCGAGATAAAGACCGGCATTCAGAAGATCGACGAGGATTCGGAGGTTGCGCGCTGGCTTGAGCATGCGACAACCGAGTATCGCCGTCTCGTCTATGATCGCCGTGCCAACTTCACCGCTGCCACAATCGAGGTAGACCACGACTATGTGTCGTTCGGCCTTGGCGTGATGTCGGTTGAGGAGAGCCCGACACGCGATCACATGCTGTTCCGTGCGTGGCACCCCAAAGATGCGGCTTGGATGCTCAATGATGTCGGCGCTGTCGATCATCTACAGCGCAAGATGAAGAAGACGGCGCGCAATATCAAGAAGCGTTGGCCCAATTGTCATGCCGATATCATCCGGGCTTGCGAGAAGTCACCCAATCAGGAATTCAATATCCGCCACATCGTCATGCCGACAGATGAAATCTACGGCGACGACAAGGCGATGCGCCGCAAATACAAGGGCAAGCCGTTCCTCTCGCTTTACATCGACTGCGATCATGAGACTATCCTGGGTGAGGGCGGGCTGCCGGTATTCAATTACATCGTGCCACGCTGGCGCACCCTGTCGAACATTCCACAGGCATTCAGCCCGGCTGCGATCAACTCACTGCCCGACGGGCGCATGATCCAGGCTATGGCACGCATCATCCTTGAACAGGGTGAGAAAGCCATCGATCCGCCGATGATTGGCTCGGGTGAGGTGTTCCGGTCGGACTTCAACGTCTATGCGGGTGGCATGACCTATGCCGACCTTGAGGCTGACCAGAAGCTGCAGGACGTGTTCAACACCATAAAGGGCGGTGACATCTCTATTGGCTTGGAGATGAAGAAGGACACCCGCGAGCTCTTGGCCGAGGCATGGCTGATCAACAAGCTCTATCTGCCCGATACACGGGAAATGACCGCCTATGAGACACAGGAACGCATGGCAGGCTTCCGCCGCGCCGTGCTGCCGTTCTTCGGCCCCGTCGAGAGCCAATACAATCTACCGATGCTGGATGCCGGATTTCAGCAGGCCATCATCAACAAGCAATTCGATCTGACCGGCATGCCCGAGATACTGGCCGACCGTGAGGTGACATTCACCTTTCAGACGCCGCTCAACACTGCCGAGGGCAGAGCTGATGTCTCGGCCTTCCAAGAGTCGGTGCAGATCATCGCCGGTGCTGCGCAGATGGATAAGAGCATCGTTGCGGACTACGACTTCAAGAAGATGACCAAGGATGCCGTCAAGGGCACAGGGGCCAAGGCTGATTGGGTTAAGGATGAGACAGAAGCTCAACCCCAGAAGGACGAAACCAATCAGGTTGACCAGCTCACACAGGCTGCCGCTGCGCTGCGTGAAGGGGCTGGCGTGGCCACTGATGTCGCCGGAGCATCCGTTGCGCTCCAGCAGGCTGGTATGGCCTAAAAACACACATCAACATAGAGAGGCAAAGTCTATGTCCTTCATTTCTACATACGCATACCGCTGGTTCGGCATCTTTGAGTTGAGCCGGCAGTACATTCGCTCACGGTGGGTTGAAATCTCTTATGGTTTCGGAATCGCTCTCGCCTTGATCAATTGGTCTGAGGGCTCGCGCTACTCACTGCATATCCGGCTCGGTTGGCCAAACATCTTCATCAAACTGCCGTTCCGCTCTACGCAAGGCAACCCTGATTATGGTTCGCAGACATGGGGATTCAGCCTGCATCGCTACGATGGGCACTTCTCATGGGGCAACGACACAAAGATCATCCATTGGCCTTGGTCATTCGACCACTACCGAACGAGCTATGTCCGTAAGGACGGCTCTTGGAACCACGACCTTGCGTCTGAACAGCGTGGCATCAACAAGCTTGGCCGGGATACAGCGCTCGAAAGCTGGAAGATCAGGCATGAGCGCGAGGAAGCGACAAAATGGAGCGAGGATAATCCTTATCGCTATGTGCTGAAAAGTGGTGAGGTCCAAGATCGTATCGCTACCATATGCGTTGAAGAGCGTGAATGGCGTCGACGTTGGCTCCCGTTCACAAAGCTATTCCGCAAGGTTTCCCGCACGATAAGCGTACAGTTTAATGACGAGGTAGGCGAGCGGTCAGGTTCATGGAAGGGCGGATGCATCGGCTCAAGCTACGAAATGCGCCAGCATGAGACACCGGTCGACTGTCTGCGCCGCATGGAACGTGAGAGGAAATTCTGATCATGTCCATCAACAAGGTAAAGGTCAGCGAGGCGCATGAGCGTCTAATGCTGGCGATTGGCGAAACCATCCGCATTCACACCACGACAAACCCTATGCCGCTGGAAGGCATCGTTGGGGTTCTGGCATTCTGTGCCGGTGCCGCGATTGGAACGGGTGAGAAAAACCGCTTTATCAAGGGCAAGCTCAAGGACATGGCTTGCGCCAATATCGAGTTTGGCATGGAAGCGACTGGCGATCCTGCATCGTCATTGATCCTTCCTGAGAGCATGAACTGATGTCGGCTCGCATCTCAGCCCATGAAGCCAATGCGCCGGCCGTCTATGACAAGGATGTGCTTATGGCCATCCGTGCAATGGTTGCTGGCAAGGCCAGTGAAGGGCAGCAAAAGCTTGGGATGGACTGGATCATCAACCATGCATCCAGGCTTTACGACATGAGATACCGGTCCGGTGATCCCTATGCCACGGCATTTGCGGAAGGTCGGCGGTTTCCCGGCAGCCAGATCGTGAAAATGCTGCGTGATGAGACGCTGAAAGCGGTCATCACACCAGCATCGAAGGCACCAAAACAGAGGCAAGAGGCAAAACCCAATGAGTGAGACAGCAAC